GAAGTTGTTGGCGTAGAGGATGACTTCTATGACATAAGGGCTAGGGCCACTAACTCCCTTGGTGTTCATGGGGCATACAACACTATAAGTAACTACTTTGTAGAAGCACTAGGTGCGCCACCAGCAGATGTAACTAACTTTGATGGTAACGTAGTAGGCAGTAACTTGTTCTTAACTTGGACACCAGTTACCGACTTAGACTTAGCCCACTATATCATCAGGTACTCCCACTTAACTAGCGGTGCAGTCTATTCAGAAGCTGAAAACATAGCACAAGTTCCTGTTGGCAGTAGTAACCTTGCCATACAGAGTGCTGGTGTAGGTACATACTTCATTAAGGCTGTAGATGAGACTACAAGCGGTGCTAATGAGTCTGATAACCCTGCTGTATTCGTCGTTACCTCTATAGGTATTGGAGACCTTAATGTTGTAGCCACACTAACAGAGAACCCATCCTTTGCTGGTGTTAAATCTAATGTGGTAATAAATGATGATGACAGCTTAGAGTTAGCTACAATACCCCTGTTTGATGATGCTACGGGTAACTTTGATGATAGGTCTGGATTATTTGATGACTTTACAGGTTACGCATCTTCTGGAATATACTACTTTAGCAATGACCTTGACTTAGGTCAAAAGTATACAAGCCGCTTAAACTTCTCATTTACCAGTATAAGGTTTGATAGGACAGACCTATTTGACAGTGCTACAGGTAACTTCGATGCTAGATCAGGTGTATTTGATGGAGACCCTACAGCCTTTGGGGACACATCTGTTTCCCTACAGTTAAGGCATACAGACGATGATCCTACAGGTACGCCCACATGGTCTGATTGGCAAGCATTCTCTGTATCTGATATATCCGCAAGAGCCTTTGAGTTTAGGTTAGTTATGACATCAACAGATACTAATGTTACCCCTGTTGTAAGTGCTTTGTCGGCAACAATAGATATGCAGGATAGGACTACTTCTGGTAATGACATAACATTTACAGGAACAACTAATGTTACCTTTGATGATGCCTTTGCAGCTACACCAGCTATAGGACTATCCTTAGCTAACTTAACTGATGGTGACAGATATACAATAACAAGCAAGACCCGAACTGGGTTTACTATTAACACTTTTACTGGGGGATCAGCAAGCACCAATGCAGTGACCCTAGACTATGTAGCTAAGGGCTACGGAAAGGAACTAACGTAATGTCGCAACATGACTTTAACATTGCTAATCAGAGTTTCCCTGCTACTAGGACAGACTTAAATAATGCTCTTGCAGCACTAGCTTCTAACTCTTCTGGTGATGCAGAACCCACTACTACATACGCCAATCAGTGGTGGTATGAAACTGACACTAATACCCTTAAGTTGCGTAATGAGGCTAATAACGCTTGGGTGCCTATCTGCATATTAGATCAGGGTAACAACAATGTGTTGTCCATTACCACGCAAGGGTTAACTCTTGGTGCTACTACTATTACTGCATCAGGTACAGAGATTAACCAACTTGATGCTATTACGAGAGGCTCTCTTATTTATGGTAATGCTTCTGGCGTTACATCAAGACTAGCTAAGGGTGCCGCTGCTACAGTTCTTACGAGTGACGGAACAGACATAGCTTGGGCGGCCCCTGCAGTACCCGCTGGTGTTCCTACAGGTACAGTTATATATCATGCAGCTAACACACCCCCCACAGACTTCATCAAAGCTAACGGTGCGGCTGTATCAAGGACAACCTACTCTGATTTATTTGCGGCGATAGGCACTACATTCGGTGTGGGTGATGGTTCTTCCACTTTTAATGTCCCTGACCTGCGTGGTGAGTTCATGCGTGGCTGGGATGACAGCCGTGGCGTTGATGGAAGTCGGGCATTTGGTTCGGCGCAGGCAGATCAGATGGAGCAGCACAATCACATAACCTCAAATTACCCGCTTCACCAAGGATACGGGGGTGGGACTGGTGCGCTAGTTGTTCGAAGCCCCGCAGACGTCCAGTACGGCAATCTTTCCACCATTTTGGGCAATAGGGGCGGCACAAGCAACAGCAGCGAAAATCGACCTCGCAACATAGCACTTTTGGCTTGCATTAAATACTAAGGGGACACAGATATGAACGTATATCAAACAGATTTAAACGGTGTCTACGTAGGCAACACAGTAGCAGACCAAGACCCTTTGGATGGCACTAATTGGCTTATCCCAGCGGGTTGTGTAGAGACCGCACCACCAACAGTAACTGACACACAACTTGCTAGGTGGGGTGGTACAGAGTGGGTTGTAGAAACTATACCCGTTGTAGAGATTGATCCAGAACCTGAACCTACTGCACCAGAGGTTTTAGCCCGTGCAAAACGTAATAGGCTGTTGAGTACTTCAGATTGGACACAGGTTGATGACTCTCCTGTAGATAAGTCTGCATGGGCAACATATAGACAACTTCTACGGGACGTCCCGCAACAAGCCGATTTTCCTGACGTCACTTGGCCCACTAAACCATCTTAAGGAGCAACCAATGGGATACAAACTAGGACTACGAAGTAAGCAGAACTTGTCTGGGGTACATCCTGACATGGTTGCTGTTGTTACAAGAGCGTTAGAGATTAGTGAAAAGGACTTTAGTGTAACTGAGGGTGTTCGTAACATTGAACGTCAGCGTATGCTTAAGAAGACAGGCAAGTCAACTACACTTAAGTCTCGTCATCTGACAGGACATGCAGTAGATGTTGTACCTTATCCTGTGTCGTGGGAGTGGGACGAGTTCTACCCTATTGGTGATGCTATGAAAGCTGCTGCCAAGGAGTTAGATATTAAAATTGTTTGGGGTGGCGATTGGAAGAAGTTCCCGGACGGTCCTCATTTTCAGCTAGACTGGAAAGCCTACCCCTGTGACTAGGGGGGTAGAAGAGTGCTTTGTAATGGGTAAAAATATATCGGCAAGTTTGTTGTTTGCCTTAGTACTACAAGCTGCAATGATAGTTTGGAGTATATCACAGATGAGGGCAGACGTAGATGCTAACTCGTCATCTATAGTTAGAATAAGTGCTGATGTTAAGGCTGTTGAAACATCCTCAGTTACTCAAGCCGTTCAGTTAGGTAAGATAGAAGAAAACATAAAGGGAATTAAAGAGTCCCTTGAAAGGATGCTAGTGGTAATGGAGAAAGACTAATGCTAGACCCCATAACGGCCATATCAGCCTGTACTGCTGCCTTCACTATGACTAAGAAGCTAGTGCAACATGGCAGAGAGATAGAAGACGTTATGGGGCAGCTAGGGGAGTGGTTTGGAGCCGCCTCTGATCTTGCTAAAGCTGAGCAACAAAGAAAGACACCTTCAACTATACAGAAGCTAACCGCTGGTGATAGTATAGAGAAGGAAGCCTTTGACATAATCGTACATAAAAAGAAACTAGCGGCTCAGCAGAAAGAGTTAATGTTCTTATTGAATATGCGTTTTGGTCCTAATACTTGGGACGAAATGATTAAGTTAAGAAGGCAGATCAGAAAAGAACGTGAAGAGACTGTCTACAGGGCAATGGAAGCTAAGAAAGAGATGGTTAATAACTTAGGCATGTTTGCCTTGTCTCTAGGTATCTTACTTGTTGTCTTTGGCGGAGTATATTTAATTGGGTTAGGTACAGGTTCGTGGTAAAAGCATTATTGTTGTCGGCACTCTTAATTTTTACTGTAGGGGTGTCAGAGGCTAAAGAGCCTAAGATGGTTATCTGTAAGCTGTGGAAACGTATAGCTATAATGGGTGTACAACAGTGCTGGTATCGTGGACCTAACGGATCGTCTGCTACGTTCTACCCTACGCCTTTAATACCTAAGTATGAGTATGGGGCTGCATACAGGCAATGCCCCCAGCGTTTTGAGTGTGTATACGACTTTAAGAAACGTAGACCTACAGCACAAGAAATCATAGATGGATTGAAAGGACGATGAATGACAGTCACTATGGAAAGATTTCTACACTGGAAAATCATGCCACGTATTATGATGATGGTTATGACCTATATGTATATAGAGGTACTATTCTGGTTTATGAATTTACCACCTGATGCAATGACTTCACAGGCAACAGCACTAACTGCAACTGTAACAGGCGCAATCACGGGAGCATTTTCCGTCTGGTTGTCACATGAGAAGTAAGGAAGATATATAATGATAGGAGCAATTATTAGCAGTCTCTCAGGGTTAGCTACGAGTATAATTGATGGTAAGACACAACTCAAGATAACTGAGGCAGAGATTAGGAAAAAGC